AACATTAATTATTGATAAAAGATTTAATTTACTTGAAGAGATTGTGAATAGATTAAATTACTATGCAGGTAATAAAGTTGATTTTAGTAACACAAACATAATAATTAAGGAGCGTTAAAATGTTAGAAACAGTATTAATAGCAATTAGCATATTATTAATAATGGTTTGTTTGGTACAGAATGGTACTATTAATAATTTGAGATTTGAAAAAGAGAAGTTAAAAGATTTGCATTGCAAAGAAAAAGAAAAATTAATTAGTATGATTAGTTGGTTTTCAAGTTATAGGATTAAAGAAACCGGCGAAATTGAATTAATTAATATTGAAGATGAAAATAAATTAAATGAAATAAATTTGAATTAAAATTAAAATAAAATTAGAATATTAAATAAAAATTTGTTAATTTTGTATTGCGATGTCTTTGGATGTTATTCATAGCAAACACTGGTAACGTGAAACCTTAATCAGCCAGCATTTACCTAAATGAAAAAAGGTTTGCAAACATAATTGTCTCTATTTGATGTTCCCTATGTGTTGGGGGTTGGTAAAACAACCCCTTTATTTAAAAAAGGATAAAATGAAAATTAGTGAAATAAAGTTAAATAAGAAAAATCCCAGATTAATTAAGGATTACAAATTTGAGAAACTTAAAAAATCAATTACAGAGTTTCCAAAAATGTTAGAACTAAGACCAATTATTATTGATAATGATAATATTATCTTAGGTGGCAATATGAGATACCAAGCATTAAAAGATTTGGGATATAAACAACTGCCTGATAATTGGGTTAAAAAGTCTAGTGAATTATCTGAAGAGGAAAAACAAAGATTTATAATTGCGGATAATGTTGGCTTCGGAGATTGGGATTGGGATATTATTGCAAATGAATGGGACACAGAGTTACTCGCAGATTGGGGATTAGATGTGCCGAGTTTTGAAGTTGATGTTGATTATTCAATATTAGATGACCAAGACACAGACCAGCAGTTACAAGATATGGCAGACGGTGTTAAAAAAGCAATACAAATAGAGTTTGAACCTGAACATTATGACGAGGCTTATCAATTAGTTAAGTTTTGGAGAGAAAAAGGCGGATATGTAGGTAAAATGATTTTGGATTATTTAAAAGCAGAAAAAAATAAATTATGAAAATATTAGTTTGCATACCGTCTAAAAGCAGACCTGAAAATATAAAGAAATACACAATACCATTTATGCAAAGATTAAAATTAGATTATAAGGTATTTGTGGAGCCGTCAGAAAAAGAATTATATAAATTTGATAATGTAGTATTACATAGTCATAATAATATTGGTTTGGGTGGTGCTTTATTAAGTTGCAAAGAATACGCAATTAAAAACAATTACGATGTAATATTTAAAATAGATGATGATGTTATAGGTATTGGAGAAATAGAAAAAGATATTGAAAAAATCAAAAAAGCATTAACTATAAAACAAGTTTCAGCAATATGTTTTCCATACGATTTTGAATTTTATAGTAAAAGCGAAAAACTATTTACAAAAGAAAATAAAAGAATACAAACAGCATATTTGATTAAAACTGACCGTTTTAGACCTGATAAAAGAATAAGTACTTTTGAAGATTTTTACCAATATTTACAAATAATAAATAATAATGAAAAAACATTATTTTGTTCTAAGCATTTAATTAAATGTAAAGCAGTTGGCAAAGGTGCGGGTGGGTTGCAATTATATGATAGGCAAGAAATGGCGAAAAAAGAAATAGCAATATTTAAACAAATTGACCCTACTATAACAGTAATTAAAAAAAATGATAAGCCGTGGAAGTATGAACCTAAATTTACAGCAAATAAATATAAAAGTAAATCTATATGAAAAAAATAGAATTAATACAAAAAGAGCATAATATTAAAGTTGGGGATAAATGCCCTACAATTAATCCAAACGTTACTGAGGATTGTTTGTTTATTGCTAATAATGAAGTAATCGGTTTTTATATTAGAAATATTGGGGACTATTCTGAAAAAGCATTAAAATTAGTAGAATTGGCAAATAAAGAATTTAGAAGTGATAATGTGCCTAAACAAATAATGGCAAGGACTAATGGCGAACCTGGAACAATGAAAGAGCGTGGAGTAATTGGTGTAAAACAATATTGCACAATATTAGGTGGGACAGCACCAAAGCCACATTTAGGTAGAAATTACAAAAATATACATAGTAATCATAGTGTTAAATCAGCACAAACGTTTATTAAAGCAATGATAGGATTAGCAGTTGAAAGCGAAAATATAATGCAAAAAATAGCACCTGAATTATATAATAGACAATTAGAAATATTTAAAAACGTTATACCCGAATATAAGTTTGGGAATTTATTTACAAGTAGTATTAGCAACTTTAATATTAATGCAGATTATCATAGGGATAGTGTAAATATACCAAACACTGTTAATGTAATAATAACTAAAAGATTAAATTCTAATGGTGGTAATTTAAACGTTCCTGATTATGGTGCTACAATAGACCAATGTAATAACTCTATGTTAGTTTATCCAGCGTGGAGGAATATACACGGCGTAACGCCAATAATACCAACTTTTGAGGGTGGGTATAGAAATAGTTTAGTATTTTATCCACTAAGAGCATTTTTAAACAAAGAATAATTATGAATATACAAAATTTGACACTTAAAAAGGCAATGATTGAAGCCCTGAAAAAATCTTTGGGGATAGTAACAACAGCGTGTAAAGAAGTTGGTATTGAAAGGCAAACTCACTATAATTGGTTAAAAGACGACCCTGAGTATAAAGCACAAGTTGAATCGCTTGACGATATGGTTTTAGACTTTGCAGAAAGTAAGTTGCACCAAAGTATTAACAATGGCTCAGATACAGCCACAATATTCTTTTTAAAAACAAAAGGCAAAAAGCGTGGATATATTGAGAAACAAGAAATAACAAACACTAACCTTAATGTAGAAGTTCAAGAAGTTACAGAAGAGATGCAAAATGAATTGTTAAACACACTTAAAAGAATGATTGAATAATGAAAGCAATATTAAATAACTTTTTATTAGATATTTATTGTTGGTATGTAGCAACTAAGATTGTATTTTTTATAACTATTGCTATGACTTTCAGATTAGAAACAGAAGAGTCATTTTTAGATTATGTAGCTGAAAGCATTTATAAAAGCGTTTTAAAAATTGAGGACTGGCAATAATGAGTATAGAAATTGGTATAGTAATTTTTGCAATATTGACAATATTGTTTTTGCTTAATATGTTGGTAAAAGACTTGCAACAAAGAGTAAAAGAATTAGAAAAATATCAAAGTGCAATAGAATTAAAAGAGTTTCAAACAGAACTTAATAAAAAACTATATAAAGCAAATATTTATAAAGTAGAAAATGAAGTACCCGAAACTAAAACATTTGATTTGACTTTTGAAAATGGCGACGTTGAAACATACAATATTGATAATGAGCAAACTAACACCTAAACAATATTTAGAAAGTCTTAAATTAATCAAAGAACTTGCGACAAAAGACGTTGCAAGTTTTTTGATGTTTAACAACAAAGATTATCAAAAGCCAAAACACTTACAGCCAATTATAGATGAGATTGATTTAATTTGCAATGGTGCAGTTTCAAAAATGATGTTTAGCGTACCACCACAACACTACAAAAGCGTTAGTTTATTGAATGCAGTTGCTTTATACCTTACTAAATATCCCCATAAAGTAGTTGCTTATATTTCTTATAGTCAAACATTCTCACAAACACAAACACGTAAAGCAGTGCAGATATATAAGCACTTTAATCCAAATAGTAAAATCTTAATTGATACTCAAAAAGAATTTATATTAGAAAGTGGTGGTGGTTTAATTACAAGTTCTGTTGATGGTGGATTAACTGGATATGCTATTGATTGGTTAATTATAGATGACCCTATTAAAGACCGTTTAGAAGCCGAAAGCCAAACGTTTAGAAACCGTAACATAGATTGGTTTAATGATGTTGCTAAGACACGTTTAAGACCCGATAAAACTTCAATTACAATAGTTCATACACGCTGGCATAATAACGATTTAATCGGTTACTTATCAAAGAATGAGCCAAGCATTAAATATATTAATCTAAAAGCAATAAATGATAATAACGAACCCTTATTACACAATTTAGAGTATTACGAACAGGTTAAGCAAGCGAATGCATACGGTTTTTATTCTTTATATCAAGGGGAGCCGATAGGTAAGTCAAGTCATTTATTTAAAGAGTTTGTTTATACTGATGTATTGCCGAGTAAATACAGCGTTAGTGTAGGATTGGACTTAGCATATACAGCGACTTCAAAAGCAGATTATAGCGTTTATGTTGTTATGCTAAAAGATTATGAAACTAATAAATATATTATTATTAAAGCAAAATGCTGGCAAGCAGATATAAATGAAACTAAAAATATTTTGCTTAGATTGCGAAATGAATATCCAAATATTAAATTTGGTATTGAAGCGAATGGAACTCAAAAAGCAATATATGATATGTTAAAAGATGTTTTACGACCACTGAAGACAATGGAACTAAAAGGGGATAAGTTTGTAAGGGCTCAAGATTTTAGTAGTCAATGGAACTTAGGGAACGTATTAATCTATTCAAAAGGGGATATTGATAATCAATTCTTTGAACAGATTGCAGAGTTCTCAGGATTAAAAGATTTGCACGATGACTTTATTGATGGAGCCGTTTATGCTTATGAATTAAGTAAGAAAAAAGAAGTTGAATATAGAAAGTTTGGTTAAAATATGAAAAATGAATTATTAAATGGCGATTGTTTAGAGTTAATGAAATCGATACCTGAAAAAAGTATTGATATGGTACTTACAGACCCACCATATTTACATATTAAAGGAGGTAATAAAGGCTGGGTAGGTAAAAGTTATTTATTTCAAAATAAACAAAGATTTAATGATAGTTATATTAATACAGATATGTCAGATTTTGGCAAATTGCAAATTTATGAATTTTTAGATATAGTGAAAATAAAACAAAAAAAAATGAATGCTATAATCTTTTGTAGTGAATTACAATTACAATATTATTTTAATTGGATATTAATTAATAAATATAAATATAACTTGTTAGTTTGGGATAAAGGCACAAAAACCATAATGAATAGAAATAGATATATAAGCAATTTAGAATATATTATAAGAATTTATGAAAGCAAATCAAAATTCAATTCTATATCAATAAATGAATATTATACAAAAAACAAACAAATAAAAGCCGATACAAATAAACTTCACAATACCCAAAAGCCATTAGAGTTAATAAATCAATTTATTGAACTACATAGCAATGAAAATGATTTAATATTAGATTGTTTTGCAGGAAGTGGCACAACAGCAATAGCGTGTCTTAATACAAATAGAAATTATATTTGTATGGAAAAAGACAAAAAGAGTAGAAGACCATAAAAAGACTTTGAAATTGTTTTAAATTTATAACAAAATAAAATCCACAATTCAAAACAAAATATTGCAATGTTAAAAAGTTTTTGTTGAGTATTGCAGAAAATTACACAATTTTGCAATGTGAAAATAAACGAATACATAAAATCAATATTTAAAGCCCCTAAGACGCCTACAAAAGCCGTTGAACAACGAGCATTACAATTCTTCAAGCAAACAATTACAGCGAACAATATAGGCGATTTGTCAGTAACTCAAATGTTAAGCAATTATTCATTTATTTGTATGAATAAGATTGCCGAGTTAGTTGCAAATCAAAAGTATTACGTTGGTAGTTATGATGTTGAATATGATACTTACGAAACTATTTCAGAAGAGAATAATTGGTTAATCAATTTAGTGGATAATAATTCACAAACAATGCAAATATCTTTTAATGAATTATTAGAATTAGTAACATATTGGTATTATATTGAAGGTAATGTTTATTTGTGGTTTAGAGTAAGTAACTATAATGGTGGCACAAAAGCAAAATATCCAGTTGAAATTATATTATTGCCGAGCCGTGAAGTTGAAATTAAT